TGCTGTATACCGACGCGCTCGACAAGAATGACACAAAGCGCAGCCTCTACGGTGATGCGCTGCTTGAACTCAATCGGCGCTTACTCGTTATTGCAGGTTATGAAATGATGGACAGTTACCCTGGTTACATTCAATGGGGCGATGCAATGATCGTCAACGTAATCGAAGAAATGCAGACCGATCAACTCGCACTGGGCATGGGCATCATCGACAAGGAAACCATCACCCGTAAGTACGAGGATAGATACGGCGTAGACTTTGAGACTGTCCAATTTAACATAGCACAGGAAGCGGCCAGAACATCGGCGGCATCAGCTGACATTGGCGCAACAATACTGAGAAACTTCAATCAAGGTAGATAATGCCGACCCCGTTTGAGTTATCCCGTAAACAAAAGGCCGCACTTGCCAAAGTAGACGAAGCAAACTTGGCACGAATTGCAGACGCTTACAAGCTGATGTATAGCCGCTTGTCTGGTGACGTTGAAGCCTTGCGACTGGCGATCGAAACCATGGAAGCACCCACACAAGCGGCAATAAAGAAACTCACTCAGTATCGCTCTCTCATGGCGAAAGCTGAGAGAGAACTTGACCGCTTTACGGCGTACCTCGAAACGGTGATCGATCGGGCGGCGTTCGATGCGGTCCAGATGGGATTATCTGACAGCCTCGCGCTTATCAAGGCGGCGGGGATCACTGCACAGCTTCAAGGTATTGCCCCGAATGCCATGCGCGAGGCATTGGGATACCTGGACGAAGGCGGCAAGCTGTACGCACGACTGAAGATGCTGACAGGCTCAACGGTGGACAAAGTAAGCCAGTCCATCTTTGAGGGAATTGGAGCAGGTTGGAACCCACGCAAGATTGCAAGCGCAATACAAGATGCGTTCGGCGGCGGATTGACGGACGCTTTGCGCAATACGCGCACGGTCCAGCTGTACAGTTATCGAGATGCGGCGCGCGCCAATTACATGGCATCTGGCGTGGTGACAGGTTGGATCTGGTGGGCAGAGTTGGACGGTGATCAATGCGAAGCATGTACCGCCGAACATGGAACTATTCACGATTTGGACGAAACGCTTGATGGACATTACAACTGTCGTTGTGCCGCATTGCCATACATCGAAGGTGTAACAGAACCAGAGCAGACGGGCGAAGATTGGTTTAACTCACTTAGCCCTACTGAGCAAGCCGCATACATGGGCGCGTCAAAATATGAAGCGTATCAAAAAGGCGACTTCACATTTGCTGACATGATGCAACGCAAAGAGAATGACGTGTATGGCGAAATGATAGCCGTCACACCATTGAAGGATTTAGTCAAAGGTGGTGAGAAATGACAGAGCGTGAATTTTGGATAGCAATTCGCCGCGCGTTATTGATATTCGTCAGCGCCATTGAGAAACGATACGAAATAAAAGAAGTAGTATAATGCCTTCAACATAGCGGCTCGCATTCGTGCCGCCCGCAAGAAATAAAGCCCCGTTGTTTTCTAACCGCGCTTTGCATCTCAAGATGAGATGTGAACGCGGTTTTTTGTTACCTAAAAATGGAGATCACAATGTCAGAAGAAACAATTCCGACCACTGAGACAGTGGAATCCAAAGCGCAGAGCGCAGCGGTTACGGAAAGCACGACCGAAGAAGCCTTTGACAAAGACCGAGCGATGAACACCATCCATGCTCTCCGCGAAGTTGAGAAAAAGGCCAAGCAAGACGCAAAAGAATTAGCCGCTTTGAAAGCTGAAGCTGCCAAACGTGCCGAGGCCGAGATGACCGAAGCCGAACGTTTGAAAAAGCAAGCCGAAGAAGCAACTGCCGAAAATGCCAGGCTCAAAGCCGACATTCTACGGCGCGATGTGATAGCCGAAACAGGATTGCCCGCGTTATTTGCGGACCGTCTCAAAGGCTCCACAAAAGAAGAAATGCTTGAGGACGCCAAAGAAATTATGAAGGCGATCCCGCAAGCCAAAGTTAATCCGAAAGTCCCTGCCACAAATCCCGCAAATGGCGAGATGGTAGAGAGTGAAGCGCAGAAACGCGCTAGATTGTTTGGCTCACAGTCAAACGTCTTCGACCTCAAAGCCATTGAAGCGCAAGGCGGCGGCGTGGTGTGGAATACAAAACCATAAGCGGATAAATCCGCAGGAGCATAAAAATGCCTTCTCTTAATCCTTCAAGCGACATTACCGCCTTCATCAACACCGTTTTTGAAGCCGCGATCCTTGTCGCCCGTGACAACAACGTTATGACCGGCCTCGTTCGTGGTTTCAATGACCGCACAGGCCTCGCCACCCGCCAGAACAGCCAGTACAACGGCGCGACTGTCAACGCAATTGCTGAAACAGACGACCTCACCGGCCAGGCATTCACCCCGTCCAGCATTGCCACACTGACCCCGTCTGAAGTTGGCGCTCAGTATTTCCTCACTGACGCCCGTGTGGAAAGTGATCCATTCGCAGTCCGTCAGGATGCCGCTACCGACCTCGGTATGGCTATGGCGACCAAGATGGAAACCGATCTTATCGGTGCATTCACCTCGTTTACTGGTGGGACAGTCGGCGCGGCGGGCACTGCTATCACATGGGGGCATCTCATGGCTATGCAGGCTCGCCTCGTCGCAAACAAAGCCCCCGCCCCTTATTACGCGGTGCTTCACCCGTATCAATGGCAGGTGTTGGCCAAGGCCGCTTCTGTGGCCGGCTCACAAACCAATGCGGCCGCAAGCCTGTTGGAACAGGTCAATCAGCAATTCCTCGTCCGCACTGTTGGCGCTTTGAACATCTTTGTGTCCAGCAACGTGAGCATTGACGGATCTGATGATGCGGTGATCGGCGTATTCAGCCGTGACGCGCTCGCTCTGGATATTCGCCGCGCTCCCCGCATCGAACCCGAACGCGACGCCTCCCGCCGTGGTTACGAACTCAACTTGTCGGCAATCTATGGCAAGGGTGTCTGGCGCCCGACCTTCGGCATCAAGGGCACATTTGACGCGACCGCCCCGACTTCATAAGGATAAGGTGAAAAAATGTCTGACGAATTGATCCCCGTTGTACTCGATATTGGTGCGCTGTCTAACGGCGTGCGCGCCATGTTCAAGGTCCCCACTGGTTTCGGTGGTATGACCTTTGTCTCTGGCAATATTGTCGGCTCCGCTGCTGGCACTTCCTCGCTGCACCTTTGCGACTTGGGAACCGCTGGCACTTCCGTCGCTGGCACGATTGCCACTCTCGGCTCATCTGTGTACGTCGCTGGCGTACCGAAGGACCTGACCGCCTCCACCGTGTACGTTGGTGAAGGTCATTGGGTCGGCGCTTACGAAAGTAACGTTGGCGCGGCTCCCGCGATCACCGTGGTTTCTGCCTCGTTCTTGATGGGCAAGTAACAATCAATTATCGCAATCGGCGGGGGAACGTAGTCACGCCAACCCGCCGATTGCAGAAAGTAGTAAATCAATGCGCATTCTCTGGCAAAGCAACGCCCCCTGGACCTTTACAGGATACAGCAATCAAACCGCCCTATTCACCCCCCGATTACAAAAAGCAGGTCACGACACAGCAATCCTCGCATTCTGGGGACACGAAGGGACGCCGATCAACTGGAACGGCGTGCAGGTGTTCGGCAAGTCATTTCACCCATACGGCATGGACATCATGCACAGTCACGCCGAAACATGGAAGGCAGACGCGATCATCTCACTGATGGACGCATGGGTCATGGATACCGAAGGATTACGCGGCACGAAGTGGATACCGTGGTTTCCGATTGACAGTGAACCTTTACCAAAGCGGATCTACGACAACATTGCAAAAGCCTATGCCCGAATCACTATGAGCAAGTTTGGCAACGAGCAGATGGATAATGCCGGGCTTGATTATCACTACATTCCGCACGGTGTAGACACAAAGGTATTCAAGCCGCTCGACATGGCATTGTCACGTGAGGCGCTCAAATTCCCGCAGGATAAATTCATTGTCGGCATGGTCGCGGCCAACAAAGGCAATCCACCGCGCAAAGCATTTCACCAGAATATCGCGGCGTTTGCGGCATTGCAGAAAAAGTATAAAGATTGCGTTTTGTACCTTCACACTCTTGACGGCGTGCGCGGCGGATATGAGTCAGTTGAGCTGATCCCATACATCGAAGCGATGGGACTGACCTACGGGTACGCATTCACCGAAAGCGCAATTGGTAAGGACGTCATATTTGCTGATCAATATGGGCTTGCATTGGGCTACACCGACGCAATGATGGCGCAAATATACAACGCAATGGATGTGCACATGCTGGTTTCCATGGGTGAAGGTTTCGGCATTCCAATACTTGAAGCGCAAGCCTGTGGGACGCCGGTCATCGTCGGTGACTGGACAAGCATGAGTGAACTGTGTTTCTCGGGCTGGAAAGTTTCAAAATCAGACGCCGAACCGATCTGGAACGCGTTGCACACCTTTCAATATCTACCGCACTCCGAAGCGATTGCTGAGAAACTCGAAGCGGCTTACAGGATGCGCGGCAATACTGAGTACCGAACACGCGCGCGCGATGGCGCAATGAAGTATGACGCGGACCTGGTGCTGGAAAAGTATTGGAAGCCAACACTCGCAGAAATCGAGCAGCGCATTGCAGACGATAGCAAGGTTATCGCCCGAGCCAAGGCGTTGTCACAATGTAGTCACGAATGGTCAACCATCGGGCTATACGACAAGCAGGGTCAGTTATGGCGTTCTTGTGTCAAGTGTAACGATGGGTACAACCACAGCACACACGAGATCGAAAAAGACCGATACGCTCCGATGGCAGGATTGACGTTTGAAGATGATACGGATGGCATTTCTAAACTTGTAAACCGTGAAATACGCGACGATTACCAGTTGGACGGCTTCGACATCAAGCCAGGCGATTACATTATCGACATTGGCGCACATAAGGGAATTGTTTCCTGTTATCTGGCGAAAAAGTATCCACAAGCGCAGGTCCTCGCGTATGAGCCAGTTATTGAAAACTTTGAAGCATTACTTAAGAATATCGAACGCAACAAACTGACCAACATCACCCCGCATAATCGGGCAGTCACAAAAGACGGGCGTATTGTCGGCGTGGCGACCGACCCGATTGCCAACAGCGGCGGGTCAAACATCTACGGCGCACCAGATCGGCAAGTTGAATCGGTGACACTCGAAAGAATATTCAGTGATTATGAAATCGAACACTTGCCATTGCTAAAGATTGACTGTGAAGGTGCTGAGTTTGAGATTTTGCACAATAACAACCTACTCAGTAAGGTAGGGGCATTACGTGGTGAATTTCACCGGGCAAACGGGAATGCGACTGCATTACTTGAATTGTGTCAGGCACACATCCCAGACGTAGTTATCACTATGCAGGGATGAAATGAATACTCAACAGAAAGCCGCAAAGGTTAGCGAGGTCGCATGAATGGCGCTGTAATTACCGCATTGAACGAAGCCGGCACGATTGCCGAACTTGTCTACCAGTTGAAGCGTCAAGGCTTGGATGTATGCGTGGTCAATGACGGCTCAACAGATGACACAGGCAAGGTCGCACAGTTGGCAGGCGCACACGTGATCAACCATGACAAGCCCCGCGGTATTGGTAAGTCACTTGTGGAAGCGTGGCGGTATGCGATCATCAAAGGATGGCGGTACACGGTCCAGATTGACGCGGGCGAAAGTCATGACCCGCATGAGTTGGTAAGCAAAATAATTAGTGTTGGCGACATCCTTGTCGGCTCCCGTTTTATGGAAGGTTCCGCATATCTCGGTGGCTCGAAGTGGCGCAAGATGGGCAGTTATTATGCAGCGAAACTTCTAAACTTTGTCAGCTACAAAAAGATTACAGATTGGACAAGTGGCTACCGAGTGTTTAGCCTAACCGCGCTCCGTCACTTGGTAAATGTCCACTACATGACCAACATGCACACTTGGCAAATCGAAGTTTTGCACGAGGCTTACCGTCAAGGATTAATTATTGCAGAGGCTCCGATCACGTACCGCGCAACTAATAGCACGTTCAAATTATCAATGATAGATGACCTTATTAAAGTTTATCTGTGGGTATTGTTTACATGAAAATTGGTGTCGCAGTTTTGACCTATAACCGCAAGGCGTTGTTTATCAATACGCTTGATAGCCTGCTTGCGAATCGCATGTATGAAACAGGCTCATCATTTAGTTTATCGGTCTATGACAACGGCTCGCATGATGGCACGGATAAACTAGTACGCGAGATCGGCGGGCAGGTCAATACTGGTGACAATCATACGACTGGCTTTGGTATGAACAGAGTTATCGAAATGGCAATGAAAACAAAGCCTGACGTAATTTTGTTCACGGCTGATGATTTCTTTTACCGTTCGGATTGGCTTGAAAAACTTGTCGCGTTCTGGGAGGCGGCTCCCACTGATGTGGTGTTGGCATCCTGTTATCTGGAGCCTGATTGGGACTGGAACAAAATCAGCGAGATAGGCGACGCGGGCGGACAGCATTACGCGATCCGCGCAAGTGTGCCAGGCTCAAACTGGAGTTTCAGAACATCTGACCTATACCGCATTTATCCAGTGGCTGAGAAAACAGGCGGTGAGGATTTGGAGATTTGCCACCGTCTAACTAGCCAGGGCGCGAAACTGGTTGCGCTTGACTTGGTAAAGCACACGGGCGAGCGACAATCAGCCTGGGGTAACGGCTCTTGGCAGTACGCAAAGTCTTTGGATTTGGCCGCGCTTGGTTTCGCGGAATGGAGTGAACATGACAGCTAGAGTAGGCATGACGGCGATCATTACTGAGTTGCGGACAATGGCAGAGGCCGGCACCGCTGATTATTCGCTCGGAAGCGTCAACTTCTGGAGTGATGATCATTTGCAGGATATTCTCGACGGCCACAGGCGGGACGTCATCTTTGAGCCATTGCAGATGTATCCGACACGCATCACGGGCGGGTCACTGTCATATCAAGATTACCGCTCGCAATTTGGATTTTACGAAGCGACCACAGGCGGCACGGCTATCTTTTATGTACAGGATAGCACGGGCGCGAATGTAGGCACGGCTTTATACACTCCCGATTACCGACGCGGGCAGGTTGAATTTGCAAGCAATCAAGCAGGATCTGTTTATTATGTGACAGGCCGCAGTTATGACCTCAACGCGGCGGCGGCGGAAGTCTGGAAAAAGAAAGCCTCCCATTACTCAGTATCGGCTTTTGACTTTTCCACAGACAATCACTCTGTCTCACGGTCGCAAGTTTACACACATTGTATGGAGATGGCCGCGCAATATGAAAGCCTCAGCGGTGATGCTATTCAGACCATCCCCATGTTTCGGAGTGACATCTAATGACCGCCATTGATACTGCCATGCTTGCGGCCATGCGCGCGGCGATTGCTGAATTATTGCCAGACACGGCGGCGATCATCACACTCACCAACACACCAGACGGCGAGGGCGGGCAGACCGTCACACGTGGCACGGCCTCAACGGTTGCGTTTCGCCTGGACATGACAAGCGGACGCGAACAGGTATCAGGCGGCGCGGTGCAGCCGTTTACCGCGTACAAAGGCTCGCTACCTTATGATGTGGCGATCACTACCGCCAATCAGATATTGCACAACGGCACATACTACGCGGTGACAGCAGTAAACACTGGACAGTCATGGCAGGCGGTTTGCCGTGTGGACTTGGAGAAACTATGACCACTCAAGTCGGCAGTGTCAAAATTGATACAAGCGTGCTGGACAAGATGACCGCAGAAATGCAACCAAAAGCCGGGCGCATTGTGAACACTTACGGGTTGGCAATAGCAGGCGAAGCGGCGAAGAATGCCCCGCTTGATACTGGCGCATTGCGTAATTCGATACTGTCCGAATCAACCATGACGGGCGATCTATCTTATACGGTGCAAGACGGCGTAGAGTACGGCATATTTCAGGAACTCGGCACAAGCAGAATGTCGGCGCGTCCGTTCTTATTACCCGCCGTGGAAGCATGGCGACAACGATTTGAAAATGCTTTCTCGGAGTTGTTCAAATGAACGCACTCAACAGCGCAATTTATACACGGTTGCAAACGACAAGCGCAATCACCTCGTTATTGTCTGGCACTACGGCGATTTATAACCAACAGGCTCCAGAGAATGCAGTATTACCCTATGTTGTGTTCAGCACTCCGTCAGAAATTGACGAGAACATGACACAGAACCGCACCAAAAATAACATTGTGTTTATCCGCGCTTACTCAGGAGTGAGCGCGTCGCAAGCAGGCAGCATAGATGCGGCCATTGATACAGCATTACACCTTATCCCCTTGACGGTTAGTGGATGGACTAACTTTTGGATGGTCAGGGAGCAGGGTATTGAATTAGTAGAAACACAACCAACCGCAAAAATTATATTCATGGCGGGAGCGCAATACCGCGTCCGTCTTGACAAGTCATAAGGAGATAAATAATGGCTGAGTTTATTGCAGGCCCCACAATGGTACTGAGTTGGATCTGGAGCGGCGGCACAACCTCCCTCGCGGGCGATTACCGCACCTGCTCATGGAACCCGTCAGTTGATTACGTTGACACATCCGCAGGCAGCGACACCCACAAAGGGCGTCTGACCGCGCTTAAGGATGCGACCGCGTCTGTGACGCTTGTTGCGCAGACCGCAGGCACCGCCATCAACGCGGCTCTCGCGCCTGGCGTAGCCGGCACGCTGATCATCGGACCCGAAGGAACCACCACAGGAAAACGCAAGATTTCCTTTCCGTGCTACTCGGACGGCGCAACGTATGAGCACCCCTACGCTGATATTGTTGCAATCTCCGCAGGTTTTACCGGCAACGGCGCGCACACTGATTCCACGTACTAATATCGAGAGGGGCGGGGAAACTCGCCCCTTTCAGAAAGTAGCAAAATGTTAATCACCTTCAAAGACAAGACCACCCTCGAAATGGATATGTACGCCGTTACTGTTGGCGAGATCCGCGCAATTCTTGAAGTCAAGAAAAGCAAAGACGACCCATACGGCAAGGAAGATGAAGTTGTCGGCAAGACAGTCGGCATGACAGCGGCAGAAATTCAAGCATTACCGTATCCAAAGTATCGCAAGATCGTCAATGCGTTTTGGGCGGCCATGCGCGACCCATTGCAGGATAACGGTGAAGAAAAAAACTCAGTAAGCGGATCTATCTCGGCCTGAAGTTTAGAGAACCAATGACCCATGCGGACAGCTTAAAACTGACCAAGTGGAACCTGGCGAAACAAACTCACTGGACACTCGATTACATAGATTCGCTGACTTACGGACAGCTCCAAGAAATTATCCAGATGGAAGATGGACTGACCAAAGCGAGAGGTAAATAATGGCTCAAGTTATTGCAAGCCTGATGGCCGTAATTGGCGCGGACACAAAAGGATTTGAGGCTGGATCAAAGCGCGTCAAGGGCGGCATGTCTGATATTGCCAAGTCCATCGGCGGTGCTGTTCCCGCGTCTGTTGCTCAGTTTGCGACGTTGAGCGGCGCGATCATTGGCGTCGGCGCGGCCATGAAAGCATCAATGGACGAAACCGTCAAATATGCCAATCAAGTGCGCCAGTTATCGCAACTCTCAGGAACGAGCGCGGAAGAATCTAGCCGCTTTATTCAGGTGCTTGACGACTATAAAATTACGGCTGAAGAAGCCATGGTGGCCACACGCGCGCTGACCAAAGAGGGACTGACGCCAAGCATCGATACGCTTGCAAAATTATCTGATGAGTATTTGTCTCTGACTACTGCTCAGCAGAAAAATGAATTTGTGCTTAAGAACCTCGGACGCGGCGGGATGCAATGGGTTGAGATACTGAGTAAAGGCTCAAAGGCACTCCGCGAACAAAGCGACGCTGTGGATAAAAATCTTATCCTGACGCAAAAATCACTGGACGCGGCAAGAACCTACGAGCTTGCACTTGACGGACTGAATGATGCAATGCAGGCGGTTAAGATTTCTGTCGGCAATGAATTACTTCCAGTCATGACTGCATTTATGAAGATCATCCTGTCTGATATTCAGGCGGTATCTGTATTCAAGGATGTGTTGGCAGGTGACAAATCACTGACTGACGCGGCTGATGAAGTTGCGGAAATTATCAACAACAACGGCTTTGAGTTATGGGGGATGCAGATCGGCGATGTCGCAGACCAAACCGAAACGCTGACGGGAGAGCAGTATACAAACGCAGACGCATCCAAGGCGCAAGCTGACGCAGTAAAACAAGCAGAGAACGCGCTCAGGGATTACGAAGACGCGCTTGACATAGCATCCCAGGCTAATCTTGATTTTGAAAGCATGAGCCGCGATATTGCCAACAGCCAAAAACAATACGCGGATGATCACGCAAACGCAATAGAAAAAGTAAAAGATGAGCAATTCAAACTCAATCAAGCGCTTGGAAACTTTGGTGGCGGAAAGAAGAATTTATCAGATATACAATGGGAAGAACTTTATAACAATGTAGATGAAGCGCAAGCAAGCGTCAAAGAACTTGAAGCCACGTGGCACGAATCGGCCAATAACATGATTTATGACATGGTGTTAGTCGGTGTGTCGGCGGGCGGATTGCTTGACAGTGAACAGCGCGCACTTGACGAATACGCAGTCAAGGCGGGCATCAAAACACAGGCTGACATTGACGAAGCGAACCGACGCCGTGATATTGCCGATTCGACCATTGCAGGCATCCTACAGAGTGAGGATGTGCTTGCCGAGCAACGCAGAGTAGACGCCGAAACGCTACGCCTGCAAGAGCAAATAACAGCCGCTCAAGTAGTCGGCAGCGCAGGCCAAGAAGCAGCCGCCATGAGCAACGTCACACTTGCAATTGATTCCGCGACCCGCTCACTGATGGCAATGGCAGAGGCCGCGGCTCGTACTGCCGCGATAACCTCAGGTATAAAAATCGGCGGCACTGGATCGTCCAAACTTCCCAAGCCAAAGATAGCCGCCGGCCACACGCCCGGTATGGGTATGGAAGATAACAGGGATAGCGGCGGCCCGGGATTTGCGGGAACGCCGTACATGATCGGGACTGGCGCACAGCCCGAAGTTTTTATCCCTGATACCAACGGAACATTTATCCCGAACGCAGATAAAAAACTAGGCGGCGGGAGTGTTTACAACATCGTGGTAAATAATCCCAAAAAGGAAACCGCAGAGAATAGTATCCGATCGGCGCTCAAAAATCTTAGCTACATGGGAGTGGCCGCATGACAACATTTACCTTTGGCGGAACTGCCTTAACATCGTTCGGCAAGGTCACGATCGTCAATGATTATCTTGATTTGCCAGAACGACGCGGCGACAACCAACTGATCCCGTATAAACATGGGACAGTATTCACGCAGAAATATTACGACCAAAGAACCATCACCCTTGGAATTGCAATAAACGCCGCCAGTGGGTCGGCGCTTGAAAGCACGTTCGACAACATGCGCAAACTGTTTTCCCCGCGAGCTGAGCAAGTTTTAGCAATGACGATGGAAGATAGCACGGTCCGAAACGCATACGCATCAGTGAATAAGTCAATACAGGTTGATCGGCGCTCGGATAAAGTTGCACTGGCTGTTATTGAGTTTGATTTATCTTCCCCGTTTTGGAGATTATCAACGGCAATAGCAGATAACACGGTCACAGTAAACGCAAGCCCGAAAGCATGGACAGTAACCAATCCGGGAACGGTGCAGGAAACAGATCCAATTATTACGCTGGTGGGACCGCTGACCAATCCTGTTATTACGAACACGACCAACTCAGTGTCGCTTACCTACACGGGCGCGATAGCGGCCGGCGGAACCATCCTGATCGGCTCGACAAATGGCGAGTATTACGCGACGCTGGGCGGGACCGCATCTGTTATTGGAAACGTCACCCACTCAGGAAACGCGGCCTTGATGGTTTTTGAGCCTGGCGCGAACACGCTGTCTATTACTTCGAGCGTCACAACTACCGGCACGGTCAAGGCGTCGTTTTACGCGCCATTTTTATAGGACATTATGAGCACATCCGATAAAGCAGAATGGATTTTATACGACACTGACCTCACGACCAAACTGGCGATCCTGCCGGTCATGTCCTCGCATTTGTACCTTGAGCATAACGAGCCTGGAAGCGGCGAGGTAAAAATACCACTCAGTAGTAATGCTGCCGCAGTAATTGAAAACGGCATGTTCATCGAGTGTCTTTATCGCGGGCAGGGGCGCGGTAGTTTTTTTGTAGACAACATTGCCAAGACGTACGCAAATGCCGACGAAAACGCGGGCAAGGTTTTGTCTGTGTCCGGGCGTGGCGGAATGGCGCTGCTTGACGATGTAATTATTTATGACGGCAATACTGGCGAGACAAGCCGCGAATTTAGCGCAGTGACCAAAGCGTCAATCCTGATCACATTATTAACTGAAGCGCAGGCACGCGGGGCATTAACTGCCTTGACGTGGGATTTTGACGCAGTAAATGACAGCGCATCCGTGGCATGGACAGACAGCGAGACTTATAAGCTAAACGTAGGAATGACCCTGCTTGATTTGTTGCGCCAATTTGCCAAGACTGGTATTGATT